ATGCCACCCGCGTCACCGGTGATAACTCCCGTGAACACGGGATTATCGATGAGTGCCTCGAGAATTTCCACAGCTGTGACTCGAGCCGCGTTGTCTGCCAAGTCGAACTCGAGAACGTCCACGCGCGCGCTGTTCGAGGAGGCGTAGGTTTCCAGAGTGCTCGTTCTCGACGAATTGTCCGCGAGGTCGCTTTCCAAGAGACTCACCCTCGCATTATTGTCTGCCAAGTCACTCTCGAGGACTGATACGCGCGCGCTGTTCGAGGACGCGTACGTCTCGAGGATACTCGTGCGTGCACTGTTGTTCAGGAGGTTGTTTTCCAAATTCGTGACCCGGAGCGCGTTCGAGGTGATGTCCGTGGTGTTCACGGAGATTCTAAAACTATTGTCTTGCAGTCTGGAGGAGAGCACGGATATTCTCGAAGAATTGTCCAGTAAATTACTCTCGAGATTGGATACTCGAATGTTATTGCTACTCGCGTCTGTCTCTAAATTTCCAATCCTAATGACATTCGAGTAGTGATAGGTGTAGAGGGTGCTCAACCGGAACGCGTTGTCGTTGACGTCGACTCGAAGCTGTGCAACCCTCGAGGAATTGTCCGCAAGACTTGTTTCAGTTTGTGTCAAACGCGCGTTATTGTCACTCAGGTCATTCTCCACCACCGTCAAGCGCGCGTTATTGTCGCTCAGGTCGTTTTCCAAGACCTCGATTCGGGCGACGTTACTGTCGAAATTTTGAAGAACGGCGACGTTGGTGATGTACTTGCCCTCCCCGTAAAAGACGCTCGCGTTGACGGCGTTCGAGACTGTCAAATCACCGTACACGTGCACGTTGAGGAGATTGGACGAGGGTTCGACGTACCTGTCACCGGCGGTGTTCGAGGTGTAGGCGAGGATTAAATCGTCCTCACCCTCCCTGTAGACGAGGCCGACGTTTTCTCCGGGTCGAGTCATGATGAGACCGGCGTCGAAGAGGAAGGCCTCGTTCACGTTATTGGCACCGACCTCGATAATCGGATCGTACACCTTGAGATTTCGCGATTCCACGAAAGTGGTGTCTCCGGTGGCTGTGAGGTTGCCCTCGACGAGAACGCCACCCCTCACGACGAGGACGTTACTCCCGCTGTCGTGGACGTACAGATTCGAGCCCACGGAGAGGGTGTGTTGCGGATTCGTGTTCGCGATTCCCACCGCACCGGAGGTCACGAGGGAATACTCCGTGTTCGACAAGGAGACCGTATCGGTCGTGACGTTCCCATATCCTGTGACGCTCTGTAGATCTTGAAACTGGTGTGAGGGGTGCCCTGAATCTCGAATCTCCTTGGTCTGGGTGTTATACACGAGGGTGTTACCGGTGACGTCGTCCCCGAAGGTGATGGGGGCGACGAAAAACCCCGACGACGACACCTCGACGACTTCCTCTGTGGCGTTGATGAGCACCGAATTATCGGCCTGATCATCCGGCACGTACCGACCGAGGCGTATGCGTTGAGATCTCTCGACGGTGGGAAAATTTTTCACCATTCCTCTCTACTTATATATTACAAATTAGTTGGCGTAGCGTGGTGCGGCGATGCCGTTTTGATACGTCAAAATCTGGAGATTGACGGCGTATATGGTGTCCCGGAGGATTTCGGTTTCGCTGTGAATTTTAAAAGATGAAATCCTGGAGCAATTGAGGCTTCCGGTGGGTTGGAGGAGACTGGTCATCATGCAGAAGGGGTACATGAAAATATCCGGAGACGTCACCGTTGAGGTGTGATAGTAGTGGGTGACGTCCAAGAAATTCGGTCTCGCCCACTTGAACGGGGACAGATCCGTGCCGTTGATTGAAATCTTAATCTTATTGGTGACGGACTTGAGGGCACTCGAGAGGGTGTTGGAGGAGGCGATGAATTTCACGGGATGGGAAAAGGTCAGTTCTTGAATGAGTTCGTTCGAGGGGATGTTCTTCTGTACCTGGTAGATGAGTTGGTGTCTCTCCTTGGCCGCGACGTTGGCTCTCTCCTCGTTGTCGAGGAAATACATGCACGAGAAGCACTGCCACTTGTAATTGTGTGCATTCGCCCCCCATCGCACCCTCAATTCGACGTCGGAATAGGGGAGGGCACAGAGGACGATGGCGTTGGAGGGTTGCTCACAGAACCAGAACCGGAGAGGGAAGAAATACGACGCCGTGGACGAACCGCCGTGGGCACCGCTCGAGGATTTGCTCACGTTGTTGGCGAACATATCGACGGCGATGTTTTCCATGAATTCACTGGTCTGTTCGTCGATGACGACGCCACCGATGACGATTTGCACGCTCTCGATGAGGGACGTCCAGGCGTGGGTGGAGGAGTCTTGGGCAGAGGAACCATTATCGATGGTGAAGTAAGTGTACCCACAGAGATCGCCGGTCTTGGAGATTGGAACAGTACTGAGGCCACCGGGGACGATTGCCCCACGGATGTGCTGTTCCTCGACGTTTTGGGAAAAATTACTGTGCTTTCTCCACACTTGGTTGAAAAAGCTCACACCATCGCTACCATCGGTAACGATCCATTTGTCTTGAATGCCGATGGACACAAGTTGCGTGATACCAACGGACATATTATACTAGAATTAGATATTTTGTTTCAGGCAAGTAAAACGGAGGACTAAGAAACTCGCCTCCGCGCTATCCGGAGGCGTCATGGGGTTTCCAGACTCGTTGTAGAGGGTGACGTTCAATCGATCGATCTTCCGGATTGGGGTGATGTACTGTGCCCCACACGGATAATTATCCTTGAACACAAACACCCTGTCCGCCGAGGACGCTGGGGTGGCGTCCGACACCAAACTCGCGACCGCCCCCCTGACCTGCGCCTTGGAGGCCTCCACCTGGTCGTCCAACGAACTCACCCCCCGATCGTTGAAATTACTGTTGAGTTCGTCGATGCTCACGAAGCAGTGAAAGTCGTTGACGTTGGAGGCGATCCTGGCGGCCAACAATTTAGTCTGGACCACGTTTTTCAGGGGTTGGTGGAGGTACGCCGTGAAAGTGTTGGCACTCTGACCGACGGAGTCGATCGTGATGGTGTGGAATTCATAGTTGAGATCCGGAAGATTGATGTCAGATGTGATCTGCGCCATTTATATAGGTTTAGATTAAAGTGCCACCGATTCCGTCTTCGATTTCATACGTGGCCTGTTCTCGAACCAGTTGCTGGGCACCACAGAGGCCGCCCGGGGTGAGACCCTTGGTGTACGCGCTTCCACCGGGTCGAGAGTGTGGCGTGCACTTGAGGTCGTTCTTGAGGCCGAAGATGGACTTTCCGACGAAATCTCCAGACTGCTTGATGACGATCGGTCGCGGGCTGTATCCGGAGCGCATCACGCTGATGGCGAGGAGGACGGCGATGAGGACGGCGATCCACGTCAGCGCTCGCTTGTTGGTGTTGTTGAACTTCATTATGTATTATGACTCAGAAAAAAAATGCGTTAAAGGTTTTGTTTCTATTTCCCTATAGAACAGTAGATGGACGAAGAGATTTTACTGGAGCGAGACAACGACGTCATTATGAAGCTCGATCCGGAGGAGGAAGACTTGTACAACGAAATCGAAATCGCGCCGACGCCGAGGCGGAGGATGCCCCCGCGTCCCACGCCGAGGAGTTTCCGGTCGCGCCCGGAACCGGAGGAACACCAGGAAGGCTTGGACGCGTTCATGAATCCCACCAAGCAGTCGGCACCCGCGCCCCAACAGGAGCACTACGAGGAGGAGGAGTATCCGGAGGAGGACTACGAGGAATATGAGGAGGCCGACGCCCCCGGTGGTGGAGGGGGTGGGTGGACCCAGCCCCCGAGGGAGCAACCGTCGGCCGGGTACAAGACCATCGACGAAGAGAAAGCGGATCTCCTGAACAAGTTGACTCGCCTCGAAAAGAAGGGATTCACGATCAATAAAAAATTGAGCATGTACAGCCCGATCGATGACATCAGGAGTGAGGTGAAGAGAATCACCTACAGCATCGAGGTTGACCAATCCGTGAAATTCAGTCGTCGCATGCTCATCGCGTGTGTCACCGGTTTGGAATTCCTCAACAAGCGGTACAACCCGATCGACATCCACCTTGATGGATGGAGCGAGAGCGTGATGGAAAACGTTGACGACTACGACGGCGTGTTCGAAGAATTGTACGCGAAATACCGAACTAAGATGCAGGTCGCACCGGAAATTAAGCTCATCATGATGATTTCTGGTTCAGCGATGATGTATCACCTCACGTCGAGCATGTTTAAGAGCGCGCTTCCGAACATGGGTCAGGTCATCAAGCAAAATCCAGACCTGGT